AAACAGTGGAGAAGACTACAAACCATGAAGAATAGTCAACCCTTGCAGCGGGGAAATCAGGAGTAGAGAGGTGTGAAACGTGAAGTTAAAGCGTACCCGGTTGCAGCACTACAAATTGAGGAAGAGGCGAGGCACCGGCTTACAACTTTTCTTGCTCGGGTTGAAAGAGGCGATCCCCATGATTATCGAAGTCCTTTGTATGATTCGAAACCTCGTGAGGATATTATCGACATGGCTCGTGAAGCTTTGGGATTAGCTTCAATCAAGGAATTTGACGATTCTGACGAACGTGAGATCGAGAAGACGGGTTCCTTCTCAATAATGCAGCCCGCTTCTGAGCGGTATGCTAATTTGTTCGCCCATTGGGATCAGAATTGGTCTGCAGATGAGCGAGCATTTAAGGAAGCTGTTCGAAGGGTGAGAGATACAGTCAGGCGTCGTTCCTTACGCCCAAGCGAGTGGTCAACAGCTTACAATGCTATGCCAAAAGATACTAATTTAGGTTTACCACACTGGACGCGCGATAAAGCGTATGCGGAATCCTATTTGGTAAGAGCGCAGCAGGTAAGGGAACCAAGTGATATTTATCCCTATGGCTGGGGATGGAGGGGACAGTCTCGTGGCTTGCATGAGCTACCTAAGCAAAGAGATGTGTGGATGTCAGATCACGCTGAGACCATCATATCTCTTAGATTCCTGAACGCCTATCTAAAGGTGTTGCGGGAGTTGCCAGGATATGCGGCGTGGAGTAATGATTTGCAGGTTGATTTAGCTATTACCGACTTGCTTAGCCATGCCAAGAGAGTTGGGGTTGCCCCGATTTCCATGGATTATAGTAGTTTCGATGCAACTCTACATAAGCGGATGCTATGGGCCGCATTCATGGAGATCTTAGCTGAATGGTTTCAACCTGGGAATGAGGAAATGCTTGAAATACTATACCACGTGACAGCTAATGGGTCAATAGTTACACCCATGGGTGTGCTATACAATAAGGATGGTAGCATGACCAGTGGTACAGGAAATACAAATGGAGTAGATACCATATGTAATAGAGTGGCGCAAGAGTATGCTGCCATTCGTACTGGCACTGAGATAGTTTGCAACCAAACGTTGGGGGACGATGCGGTTGTACTCTTCAATAAACAGATAAGACCAGATGCGTTATCCTCAGTACTAGGAGAGCTGGGATTGATTGTGAATCCAGATAAACAATTCATCCATGACTACTGTTGCCATTTCTTACAACGCATTCACTCACTCAATTACCAAATTGGAGGTGTGTGTCATGGTGTAAGAAGTCCATTTCGTACTCTGAATTCTTCCATGTCATATGAGAGGTTTAGAGATCCGGAGATGTGGAATGGATATCTTGATAGTGCGAGGTGGATAATGCAAATGGAGAATTCACGATGGGATCCTCGGTTTACTCAATTTGTCCAATTTATGAAGGAGGGAGACGACATAATGCGAAGTCAGTTAGATCCAGTTGAAATATTCCAATTGGCAGGAGGACCTGAAGCCATCAGGAGAACGCTCCGAATCGCAAGTTTCCCCTTTAACGTGCAGAATCCTGAGGGGGTTAACAGATTTATAACCACCAAAGTTTTGCGCGGTTTGGCGGCATAGTAAG